AGACAGTCACTGAAGGCTCCTCGAAGGATGGAACTGATGTACACACGCAGAACCAGAAAGCTGCTGGGCTTCAAACAAGGGATCAAGCGAAGACGTTTATTTACGCATTCCTATACGGTGCAGGGCCAGCTAAGATTGGTTCCATCGTCGGTGGTAATGCTAAAGCGGGACAGAAACTTATTGACTCCTTTCTTGCGAACACACCAGCCCTACAGCGTCTTAGAAATACGGTTAGTAGATATGCGGGTAAGGGCTTTGTACCGGGGCTTGATGGTCGTAAGATATGGGTTCGCTCAGAACACGCTGCCCTCAATTCGCTCCTTCAAGGGGCTGGGGCGATTGTGATGAAGAAAGCTTTAGTATTGTTTTATGATAAGACTAAGGCTAACAAGTGGCCTGTGAAGCTAGTGGCTAATGTACATGATGAAATTCAACTTGAAGTTCCTAAAATGTATGCTACAATAGTAGGTGAGGCTGCAAAGCAAAGTATTGTTGAAGCTGGGTTGCATTTCAAGCTTCGTTGTCCACTAAACGGGGAGTACAAAGTTGGTAACAACTGGCGTGAAACACACTAAACAGATTATCTTTGACATTGTAGATGATAACTTCAAAGTCAAGATTGTAGGGGATCTGGATCTGGAACAGGTATACATAGTGCTAGGATCGGCTATGATGTACTTGGAGGATCTAGCTGAGGGTAATGTAGCTCACCCATTTAAAGAGCTGCACTGAAACTGAAGGAAAATGAAATGAGTATTGATACATTGAAACCCGTTAAAGTTGCTGGTGAAATCTTCTGGAGCAACTGGATGAATAACTTTAACACTAAGTTTAACGAAGACAACAAGAAGTACGAATGTACTATTGGTAACTTGAGTGATGCAGCTTGTGAGAAGCTTAAAGAGCTTGGCATCAACATCAAGAACAAAGAAAGCATGGGTAACTTTATTGTTGCTAAGTCTACCTACTTGTTCACACCTGTGGATGAGGAAGGCAATCCTGTAGACATTGCCATGATGGGTAATGGTACTAAGTGTCACGCTGTTATCTCTTCATACCGTCACAAGATGTCAGCTAAGTTTGGTGCAGCTCCTTCGATTAAGAAGTTGATTGTTACTGAACTGAAGGTGTACGTTCCTGAAGGTGCTGAGGAAGAAGAGACAGCGGATGATGTCCTCTAACAGGCCAACTGAGGCTATTGTAGATGCTGACTTTTTAGTTTATAAAGTTGGCTTCTCCAATGAGGAGGAAGAGGAACGGTGGGCACTAAATCGACTCACAGAGTGGTTTACCGACATAATCTATATGCGTCTGAAGTGTGATGACTACAGAGCATGGATTACAGGTAAGACTAACTTTAGATTCGAGGTAGCTACCACTGTTCCTTACAAAGGTAATCGCAAGGATGCTCCCAAGCCTAAGCACTATGAGGCTCTTCGCAAACATCTAATGAAGCTCGGTGCTAAGATGTCTGAAGGTGAAGAGGCTGATGACTCTGTAGGCATAGCGTCCACTGAAGGTAACTACTGGATCGTCCACGTTGACAAGGATCTAGATCAGTTACCGGGGTGGCACTATAATCCTGTAAAGGATGAGGAGTATTATGTTACTGAGTTTGAAGGCTTGTACAGTTTCTACAAACAGATACTGACAGGTGACAGAGTTGATAACATTGAAGGTATCAGAGGTATTGGCCCTGTAAAGGCTGATAAGATCTTGAAAGACTGTACAACCGAAGAGGAATTATATGCAGCTTGTATCAAAGCTTATAACAGCAATTATGACAGGGTACTGGAAAATGGAAAGCTCTTATGGCTAAGAAGAGAACCAAACCAGATGTGGCTACCACCTTCGAGCTTGCAGGATCAAAGTGGTACGTTAACTACGTAGTGCACATGGATGATATGGGTAAGTGTGACCCTGAGAAGCAAGTCATCTCTATCCGTATGGACATGAACAAGCAGACTACTGAGCAAACCTTCTACCATGAGTTAGTTCATGCCATTATGTTCACAATGGGTAAGCTCACACACGATGAAGAGTTTGTAGATACTTTTGGGGCTTTCTTGCACCAGTATCACATCACTAAGGCTAGTCATGAAACAGAAGCGTAAGAAGCCACTGACAATTAGACAAGTAGCTTTGAAGCATGGATTCAGGTCAGGATTAGAGGACAAGATAGCTGAGAGACTTAAAGCCTTAGAAGTTCCATTTGAGTATGAGAAGCTAGTGATTGGATATACGCAGCCTGAGAAGAAACGTACATACACTCCTGACTTCCTGTTACTTAAGAATGGTATTATCATTGAGAGCAAGGGTAGATTCGTAACTGCTGACAGACAGAAACACTTGATGGTTAAGGAACAACATCCTGAACTTGATATTAGATTTGTCTTCAGTAACTCTAAGTCTAAACTCTCAAAGATAAGCCAAACTACATACGGAGATTGGTGTAACAAACACGGATTTCAGTATGCCGATAAAGATATTCCAACATCATGGTTAAATGAAAGAGGTTCTAAATATGATAAATAATCTAATTGAAGCAATGCTGCAGTCTCCTGAGATCAAGAATGCTTGGGAAGACTTCACAGACGCTATCACAGTTGAGACTATGAAGACTAGTTATTTGAATACTGTCAATGGTGGCTGGAGTAGTCATCCTGAAGACATTGCAAGTAACAAAGAAGTTAATGCAGCTCTTGCTGTATGTCTAAGATACTTCATGGTTAGTAGTGCTGCTGAAGAGTTCTTAAACGAGGCTAACAAAGATGCAAGTTGACCTTATCAAAGAACATGAGGATGGCAGTGCTACATTTCAGTTTGATCTCACTAACGAAGAAGCTAAGGCACTCTTAACCTTTGGTATCTTAGAAGCCATCAAAGCTGGCTTACGTGAAGGTGAGAGACTAACAGTTGAAGGGGATGAACTTGAAGATTTTAGTAATACCGGACTGTCAGATTAAAGAGGGTGTACCTTTAGAGCACTTGACATGGGCTGGTAAAGCCATTGTCGATTACAAGCCTGATGTGGTGGTTAACATAGGTGACTTTGCAGATATGCCAAGCCTTAGTAGCCACGACATCAAGGGGAGTAAGTACTTTGAAGGTCTACGCTACAAGAAGGACGTTGAAGCTGCTAAGGAGGCTATGAAGCTTCTCTTAGCTCCTTTGAAGGAAGCTCAGAAGTCTCAGAAGGAATCTAAGCACAAGGTGTACAAGCCTCGTATGTTGATGACTCTAGGCAATCATGAGAATCGCATTGATAGGGCTGTCAATAACAACCCAACTTTAGAAGGCTTGATTTCAACTAAGGATCTAGAGTATGAAAAAGATTGGGAAGTCCACAGTTTTCTACATCCTGTTTTTATTAATGGTGTTGGTTTTAACCACTATTGGCCTGTGGGGGCTATGGGTAGACCTGCTGGTGCTGCTAGTGCTATCATTAACAAACTGCACATGTCTTGTATTGCTGGACATCAACAAGGCAAACAGATCGCATACGGTAAACGTGCTGACGGAAAACCTATATGTGCTATCATTGTGGGGTCTTATTATTTGCATGATGAGAGTTATATGGATCAGCTTAGTAACCGTCACTGGAGGGGCTTACTGATGATGAATGAAGTACAGGATGGACACTTCGATGAGATGTTTTTAAGTGTTGAATACTTAGGGAGGAAATATGGCAACAGTTGAATGTAGGACTTGCTTTTATGGTGAATTAGATATTGGTATTCATCCCTGTAATGATTGCACTAATTATGACAAGTGGGTTAACCGTAGCATTTTCATTAGATCAGCAGCTAAACCTCTAAGTGAAGCCATCAAAGAGTGGGTAGATATTAAAGAAGATGAAGAGATTGTAGACATTGTTAATCAACCTCCTCACTACACTGAGCACCCGTCAGGTATTGAATGTATCCAAGTTACAGAACACATGGGATTTAACTTAGGTAATGCAATCAAATATATCTGGCGTTGTGACCTTAAGAAGGATGCCATTGAAGACTTGAAGAAGGCTAAGTGGTACATTGACAGAGAGATTGATCGTCGTGTTAAACATAACATTTGAAGAACTGAAAGAGGCTCTCAAGCGTTTGGATGAGGTCACACTCGTGGAACTGTTAGGACTCCAGAGTGATGATATTGTCGAAAGATTTGATGATTTGATTGAGAAGAAACAAGAATATTTAATAAAGGAACTAGACTAAATGACAACTACTATGACACCATACCAAGAATACATTGGCAAGAGTCGCTACTCTCGCTACTTGGATGATAAAGGTCGGAGAGAGCACTGGCCTGAGACTGTGAATCGCTACTTTGATTTCATGACTAAGCACTTGCAAGACAAGCATAACTACCCGCTAAGTAACGCAATGCGTGACCAACTGCAGACTGCTGTGACTAACTTAGAAGTGATGCCATCAATGCGAAGCATCATGACAGCTGGTGATGCCTTAGAGCGTCAGAACGTAGCTGGTTATAACTGCTCATACCTTCCCATTGACGATCCCAAAGCCTTTGATGAGGCTATGTATATTCTGTTATGCGGAACAGGTGTAGGCTTTAGTGTGGAGCAAAAGTATGTATCTAAGTTACCTGAGATTCCAGTTGAGTTGTACAATAGTGGCACTGTCATTAATGTTAAAGACTCCAAAGAGGGATGGGCTAAAGCCTTACGACAAGTCATTGCCTTGTTATATGCTGGAGAAGTGCCTAAGTGGGATGTTTCTGGTGTACGTCCGGCAGGAGCGAGACTTAAGACCTTTGGTGGAAGAGCATCAGGCCCACAGCCACTCGTTGACCTCTTCAAGTATGTGGTTGCAAAGTTCCATAAAGCGGTTGGACGGAAGCTCACCTCGCTTGAGGCACACGATATTCTATGTAAGGTCGGAGAAGTCGTGGTTGTCGGTGGTGTACGACGATCAGCAATGATCTCCCTGTCAGACTTGAGTGATGACCGTATGGCTCACGCTAAAGCTGGTAACTGGTGGGACGGTAATGGTCAACGTGCCTTGGCTAACAACAGTGCCATCTACGAAGTTAAGCCTGACGTAGGTAAGTTCATGCGTGAGTGGTCAAGCATTTATGAATCACATTCTGGAGAGCGAGGCATCTTTAACCGTTATGCAAGTGAACTTCAAGCAGCTAAGAGTGGACGTAGGGAATTGGGTAAAGAGTGGGGTACAAACCCTTGCAGTGAGATTATCCTTAGACCTTATCAATTCTGTAATCTGTCTTCTGTTATTGTTCGGAGCGATGATAGTGTGGATACTCTACGGAATAAAGTGCGCTTGGCTACTATTCTGGGGACTTTTCAATCGACCATGACTCACTTCCCGTACCTTCGTAAGGTGTGGCAGACAAACACTGAAGATGAACGTTTGTTGGGTGTGTCTATGACTGGTATCTTGGATAATGCACTGTTGAATAATCCTGACAGTACTGAACTACCTGCTATCTTGGAAGGAATGAAGAATGTGGCTATTGATACTAACGCTGAGTTTGCTGATGCTATCGGTATTAATCGTAGTGCTGCCATCACTGCCATTAAACCAGAGGGAACTGTCTCTCAGCTTACTGGTACTGCTAGTGGTATCCACCCTCAGCACAGTCAGTACTTTATTCGTCGTGTACGCTCTGATAACAAAGACCCTCTGACTGACTTCCTTAAGTCTCAAGGGTTTCCTTCAGAGGCTTGTGTGATGAAGCCTGATAGCACAACTATCTTTAGCTTCCCCATGCGAGTTGAGAAGGGTGCTGTACTGCGTGAAGACTTGAATGCTATT